GTTCACATGGCGGCGCGTGGGGCCTTTGCAGTTATTGGCTCTGCTGCCGTCATGTATGCTGGTTATAAGTTGTACCAGTATTTTACTTACGTTGATCCTGTTGTAAAGCTTAGACGCGAGTTGGTTGAAATTGTCAATGAAAGTCATGACTTGGAGGGTGGTGGTGACACCCCCTCTGTTGTGGTTGGGTCAAAAAAGTTGAAGAGAAGGATGAGATATCATTGCTTGAAGGCAGTGATTAAGGCTGTACAACATGCTGAGGTGAAACTGGGATTGTTGAAGAACAATTCCGCAAACCAAATGGTTGTCAGTCGTGTTGTCCGGACTTACATGTCCGCCAGTGCCAAAGACGGAGGATTAGGAATGCGTGATTGTGATGTTGTTCGCGATTATCATGTTGCGTGTTGTATGTATTTCCTCCCTAGGCATGTTGGAATGGTGTGTGAGAAAATTTTGATGGTTGACGATGATGACTATCGGAAGGCCCTGGTATATCTGGGGTTGGATGGTAGTAAATAGGGGTGCCTTAGGAGACTTCCAATGGAGGTGACTCAGATTCAACATGAGCCTCCTCCAAGTGGGCTGGAAGTTATTCCTAGGGTATCCACAAATATTAGAGATACTAGGTTTTATAGGTACTCTGGTATATGTTCAGATGTGAGATTTGGAGCTCACTCGAACACCCTCAAGAATCTCCAGAGGGCAGTTGCTGAACGCGTTTTGATGGTTCCCGATTCCAAAGGTGGACTTAAAGAATGTCCAAAGCCGCTGTCTGAGGGTTATTATAACAACGTGATGCGTCCGTTTCGCAACCTTATTGAGAAAAGAATCCGAAATGATTCTTCTTTTCCGATTCCTCCGTTGAGTGATGCGGCTTTTGTCGCATTGTACTCCGGCGCTAAAAAGAAGAGATATCAGGAGGCTTGTGATTCACTGTTGAGAGAGTCAGTGGTTCCAAGGGATGCACACGTTAGTTGTTTTGTTAAGGTAGAGAAAATTAATTTTAGTGCTAAAGTAGATCCTTGTCCTAGAGTAATACAACCTCGTAGTTTTAGGTATTCCGCTGCACTAGGGAAAAACATTAAGCATTTGGAGAAACCTTTATTTAATTGCATTAATGACATATTTGGGGGGCCAACAGTTTTGAAAGGGTATGACTGCATAGCTTCAGCAACACATTTGCATGACATGTGGCAACAATTTAAGCACCCTGTGGCGATTGGCATGGATGCCAGTAGGTTTGATCAGCATTGTAGTGTTCCAGCGTTAATGTGGGAGCATGACATTTGGGCTATGATGACAACTTCTAAGAGGGTTAGAAGATTACTGGACATGCAGCTTGAAACCATTGGACGTGGTTACACGCACGATGGTGTTGTCAAGTATAGAACACGGGGCTGTCGCATGTCTGGGGACATGAACACTAGCAGTGGAAACTGCCTGTTGATGTGTGCCATGGTGTACAATTATTGCCATTCTAATGCCATTGGGAAGTTCCGTTTGGCTAATAATGGTGATGATTGTGTGTTGATAATAGAGCAGTGTGACCTTTGGAAAATTGATAACATTCCCGGTTGGTTCCATAAGATCGGATACACGATGAAGGTTGAAAAGCCGGTCAGGATATTTGAGCAAATTAGCTTTTGCCAGACACAGCCAGTGTTTGATGGGGTCGGATACCGTATGGTACGAGATCCCAGGGTTTCGTTGGCTAAAGATCTAACATCCACACTTGACTTGCGCAACGGTCGAACCAGGGCATTGTGGTTAAACGCAATGCATCATGGTGGGAAGTCGTTGACAACTGGAGTGCCCGTATTACAAAATTTTTATACCATTTTTCCTACCACAACTATTAAAATGACTGATAGGGAGACAACATTAGTAGATTTCATGCAAAGCGGTTTTTCCAGGATGCGACCAAAGGTGTTTGGTGGGCACAGATTAATTTGCCCTGAGGCACGATATAGCTTCTGGTTGGCGTTTGGCATTTTACCTGATACACAAGAGGTATTAGAGCACAGATTTAATACTATTTCCTTAGGTCGGTGTGACATGGTGGTTAGCGATCAGGATTATAGTGAGTTGTCGATCCTGGTTGAAAATCCAATATAGATAGCTGTTTAACCACACAGCAGTATAGATTATTACATTTATTTGATTATAGTTTTAATTATCACTAAATTAACTGTATTAGTTGCTTTTTATTTTAGGAGCAAATATGGTGACAAAATTAATGGAGGTCCAGGTTAGCAAGAATGGTACTGTTATGAACACACCACGCACCCCTCCTGTCGTTTTTAACCTTCCTAAGAATGGCGCCCAGAAGAAACAAAAGAAGAAGCAAAAGGGTCATGTAAGCACTATTGGCGGACAGCGATTCAGTGTAGCCAACCTTGGTCCCGCCGGTGGTTACACCTACGGGGTCAATGGTAGTACTGAGTTGACGTTAGAGAAGACTGAAGATTTTATAGTCGTGTCAACCTCTGCAACTGCTTCTGCTTTTAATGCCATTTCTTCTTGTTGGCACCCTGGGTCGGCCGACTTGGCTTGGTTAAGAAACATGAGTAACTCATTTACTTCATATGAGTTATTGGCACTTGAGTTTACATATGTCCCAGCTGTCCCTACAACTACTGCGGGGGCCGTGTCTTTGGGATTTTATGAAGACATTATTGACTCTATTCCCACAACAATGGGGCAGATGTTGGTAAACGAGCAAGCAATGTATGCTCCAGTGTACGCAGGTAGTGATGGTGGCACGTTTCTCCAACGGTTTGGTAACCCTGGGGGAAATGTATTGTCTTTTAACATTCCCAAGAGGTGCACACATGATGAGCGTGGCACGCCTAGGCGGTTTAGAATCGCCAAGTCGACCACCTTTGATGCATTGATTGCTGGCACGAATTCTGAAAAGATTTCTGCCCAATCATACTCTCCTGGCCGCTTTGTTGTGGCAACGGAGGGAGCTGCCGCCAGCATAACCGTAGGACACATATTTGTTAGATATCGCGTTAAGCTCACAGGAGCTATTAGTTTGACCAACCAAGTATAGTAGTGTGTGTATATATATATATGTATGCTTATTCGGCGTGATTATTTAACTTTAAAAAAAAAAAAATTAGGACTTTAGTAAAACTCTCAGTCAGGTTGGTTTTGTATGATCATTGGTAGGGATAGTGTTGTGTGCAAGGGGTGGTTCCCTTGTTCTTTCCTTCGGCTTGTCCGTGCAACATGACAATGATTAGAAACTGCCTGGGACGCAGCGGTCAAATTGTGAAAGCAGTTTGAGGGCCCGTGATGCAATTTTTCCCACTAAAATTC